GATATAAATTGCCCTGTTTCAAATTCATTTGTATCATCCCATACACGATCCCCAAGTTTTTGTTCGTATATTGATATTTTTTTATTATTTTGCTCTTGCTTTACTTTCTCTGCTTTAATTAAAGCCTGATCAGCAATAGCGGTATATTTTTGTTTTTCTTCTTTAATTATTTCGTCCGCTAATCCGCGTCCTTTATTTTCTCCATTTAATCTATTACTAACCTCTTTATTAATATCAAAGGGGCGAGTTTCTTTGGGAATAATTTTAAATGGTTTTGAAGCAAATTCTTCTACAGCTTTAAGCGCTGAAACCGAAGAAACCTTTACCGATTTGGATGCCGTACTTTTTCCTGCTGCAGGCACAACATTTTTTGCAGCAGGCTTTGTCTTTCCCGGCTTTTTTTTCTTTTTTGGATCTTCTTCGTCTATAATAATATCCGCTTCTTCGTTTTCTTTTTTTAATTCGTTTCGACTAACAATTTCATCAAATGTAGTATCTTGCTCATTTGCAAATTGGATAAGCTCTTCCTCGTCGTAAGCATCTCCCGAATCATTAATATATTTTGCCATAAGATTTATTTATATATTATTTTAATATTCTTCTTCCTGTATTGTCAACTTTAATAGTTCCTCCTATAGTATTTATCATATCTTGTAAACTATCTCCGGTTGTATCTACCGGCATTCTTACTCCTTCGGCATTAAATTTGTATAAAGAGCCTTTTCCATTTTTAACTTTAAGGTACATTCCATCTTTTCCTTTTATAGCTTCACCTGATTTTATTCTTGCAGCTATAAGATTATCAAATGCGTCTTGATTTTTTTGGTCAGCAGGACGTTCATCTTTTCCACCGCCTGACTGCTCTGCTTTTGCGGTTGCAACTATTTTTTCGGATTGACTATAATATACCCAATCTCCAACTTTATTTGCTCGTTTAGCAGTTACGTCTTCTTCTTTAGCTACTCTACGCTTATAATTGCTGCCAAGTTTAGTTTCAGTATCTATTTCAAGCAATTTGTCTTTCATAAAATTTTCTTGCTTAACATCGGTATTAAATTTTGCAATCCATGTTGCTAAATCCTCATTACCCCTATATAATTTAGTTCGTAAAAACGATTGTAATAGCGTTTTATCTTTTAAATCTGAATTAAGTAATCCAGTAGCTCCAGCCTTATAATATTGATCTAAAACCTTATTCATAGCCGGCATATTTACATAAATAGTTTCAATCATTTTTTCTTTATTGGGAAAATCTTTAATCTTTTCTTTTGATATAATGGGACTGCCTGCATTCATTATATATTCAGCCCTTAATCCATTTTTTTCATCAAGAACATTACCTTGATCTTTTCCCCATACTTTATCTGAATCAGTAGCATCTGGAATTTTATGGAAAAAAGTGCCGTCCCAGGTGCTTGCCCCTAGGGCTTGTTTAAATTTTAAAGAATATTCTTTTGTAGTTTCATCATAAATAAGACCACTATCTTTTTTTTCACGTTCTATTTTAAGCTCTTCATCGGAAAAATCAGCTAATTCTTTATCTCTTTTTACCGCTGTTATTATTTCCATTACGGGTTTAGAAGGATCTTCGTCTTCAATATATAGATCTTTATTTGTTTTATTATTATAGCTATAATTATCATCATCACTTGCGTAATATGTTATTTCATTAATTTTTTTATCTAATTTAGTAGTACCATTCCAATCCCTATTTGCCCATTCCCTTGGACCCAATGCTTTTCCCTCAATAATATTACTTGCCATTGGCCCAAAAGATGCCTGACATTTTGTTTTAAATTGATTTGTACCTATTTTAAACTTATCATTAGCTTCTATTCGTTCAGGAGACAAAACTTCTAATGAGCCATCAACATCATTTTTTCCGTCTTTTTTTAAAAGCTTCGAATATAATTTGCCAAATTTATTTGTTAAAACAGGAGGTGCTGCTTTTACGGTATCAACGGCGGCTTGCGTTTCCTTCATATTGGCCATTGACTGTTCTGTATTGGCCGTTTGCTTTGCAATTTGAGCCGCGTCAGTTTCTTTTTTTAGCTTTGCTTCGTATTTTCTTTCTTCCGCAGCAATAGCTAACTGAGCATTCATTGCTTTGTTAAAACTTTCAGTAAACCCAGCGCCTACTTGACTCCAAGTTAAAGCTGCGTCGTTTTTTATTATTGTTGGATTATCGTATGCACTCATATATTGTGTTCTTAATATTATTATGTACCAATCTTAAAATTTGCTTTATTGCCGCCTTTGCCACCTACAGCGCCTGATAATCCGCCTAAAGCTGATCCAACACCTTGAAAAGCACTGCCCCATGCTGCTCCTTGAGCTGCATCTGCCGACGCTTGATTTTGCATTGCTTGTTGTTCTTGCCCCGCTGTATAACCTAAATCTTGATTAGTTCTATTTTCTTTAGCTTGAAACATAAATTGTTGACCCGCGGCTTCGTTTTGTTGCAATCTTTGTCCTTCGCTAATTTGTATACCTTGCAATCTTTGTTGCTCGGACATTTTAGCTTGGTTTTTTTGTGCTTCACCTTGAGCTTTTAACTTTTCATTTTCACCTTCTTGTTGTTCAATAGTAGCCGCTACCCCTTTTTTACTTTGTAATGCAGCCTGAGCCAAAGCCGTTGCTCCACCGGCGCTTGATCCCGTTTCTCGTAAAGTATCCAATGTATTTGCTAAAGCAATATCTGATTGCTCCATTTGTATTTCAGCAGCTTTAGTAGCTACCCCTAAATTTGCATAAGGATTTGTTATCGTTCCAGACAAGTCTTTTGCCATGCCGGACAAATCTTTATCATTAGCATAAGGATTTACAATAGTTGCTCTGTTAGCTTTTATAGCTGCCATTTCAGCTCTAGCTCGATCCGCGTCATTACGTGCTCCTTTTGCTGCTTGTCCCGCTTGATGAGCCGATATCGCTCCCCCTAATAAAGATGTTCCTACTCCTACTGCTGCTGTTATTGCTGCCATATTACATTATTTTTTTTGAAATTTCATACGATGGACTTTCATCTACCGTATACCCTAATTTTTTGTGTATATTTATTAAACTTTTATTTCTAGCAATACTAATTATTATGCTATACCCTTCTAGCTTTGCAACCCACTCTAAACTTTTTATAAGCATCTCTAAAGCGTCTTTCCTATCCACTTCTCTGTATTGTGGATTAGACACAATCCAATCCAGCCATGCTACTTTAGAATTAGATAAATATAAAAAGCCGGCCGCAACCGGGATTTCTCCTTTACAAACCATTATTCCACCGCATCCATTTAATGGTAAAGTTTCTTTACTAACCTCAGGCCATCTCCACCATTTCCACCAAGAAGACATATCTTCCCAATCAGATTCTTTTAATTCTCTTACTGTTAATTCCATTTAATTTTATTTAATTTAATATGATGATTCTACGTATTCGGCAGAAGCTGCGTATAATTCTGCTTTTTCATTTAAATTTGAAGTAATAGTAGCATTGTTACATGTGAATGTAGCTGTAGCGTAAAACCCTTTAATACCCGCAATAGTTTGGCCCCATTGAACCTCCCCTTGTTGCACCGCACTTATATTTAAAATATTAGCAAAATATTTGTTTTCTTTTTTCTTAAACCTGTTTTCAAATAATTGATCTTCTAATCCAGATAATGTAGAAGGAAAGAAATATTGATTTACCGTTGCAGAATTATCTGTTTCTGTGTAAAAAGAATTTGGAACAATTATTGTTATATTTGTAGAAGGAATTGTTTGTATTATATTTACAGTATAAGTGCCTACCCCTCCTGTTCCTCCTATGTATCCTGTTATTATTGTATTTGGTAATATTGCATTCCCGCTTAAAACCTGTCCTATTATTATTGTTCCACTAATAACACTTGTAACTGTTAAAGTAGTGCCTGTTATAGATCCTATAAATAAAACGCTTGGGTCTGTAGTCGTAGAAGATAAGTTCCAGTTTTGTGTACCTTCGTAATTAACTGTTAAAAACGATTTAGAAACAGATACGTTAGGATTAAATACAAGAGTAACATTTGATTTATAAAAAACATTATAAAAAGTTGCTTTAGGGACAGAGCTAGCATAATGTTTCCATATTTTACCTTCGTTTATAGTATAAAAATTATTTCTTAAACTTATTCCAAAATTAGGTATATAACTAAAGAAACTTGTCCAGCCATTAGAATCTTCATCAAAAGAAAGAGTTGTGCTTTGTCCCGAAGTAGGCTGTATAGATAATACATATTGTTTATTATGCATGTCCCACATTCCGTATATATATCCATTAACTAAACTAGCGTTTGATAATTGATCTCTAAAATAATCAAACATGCCGTAAGCAGATATTTCAGTTATGCCATCTTGAGATAGCCTTAATACAGCATTTTGATAATCATCTGTAAAGTATTTTCTATAACCGTATACCGCAAAACTTTCAGGGTGTGAGCCTATGCCATAATTTCCTGCGTAAGCTTGAACTTGGCCTATTACCTGCACTCCAGATGTTGTTATTGGTTGACCTTCTGCGGAATAAACAGCGTCTTTATCTATCAACGCTCTGCTTACTTTTAATTCTTGAAATATAATTAAGTTAGTATCTTCCGCGTATAGTTTTTGTATTGACCCTTGAGCAGGATCCACTGATCTAGTAATATCATCCGCTACAGAGAATTGATTAGTATTATTAACACCTGTTTTTGAATTAAATATTCCAGAGTATATTAGAGTGCTTAATAAACGCTCTCTTTGAGAAGACTCTTCTACTATATAAGCTTTAACCCCAAAGTCAACTGAAGTGTTATTATAACCTCCTCTAATCCTTGCTTCTTCTATATACCAATCTCTGTCTGCAGTAGAAGCATAACGACTAGGTAACCAAGCATTATTTTCTATTTCTCCAAAAGTTAATATAGTACTAGCAATAACAGTCGTGGCTAGCGGATCTGATAATGTTAAAGTTGTGTCTGTACCTCCTATACTTTTTAATATTATAGTAAAAGTATAAGTATTACCAGATAAAGTATAACTAACTAGCTGACCTACTCCAACAGAAGTTGCTTGAGCGTTTGTAATAGTTAAAGTAGTATCACCTATTATTTGAGGTAAAACAGTTGGCGCCGTATTTGGAACTGGTGGTGAAGAACCAGGTTCTATATCACTAACAGCAACAATAGTGTCCATTTTCTTTAACCAGAATGAATTATAATATTTTATTTCTATAGTAGCTGACATATTTAATAATTACTTGTTTTTTAATATTATTACTAACAATTGGCAATAATGGTAGTACCGCCAGACCCATAAGTTAAGGAGTTATCTCTTATACAGGTGTAAGTACCTAAATAGAAAGTGCTGCCTACAAAATTACCTGGAGTTAATATACCACCTATAATAACATCACCATTAGATAATAAGGCTTGCCATCTAATACTAGTTGTAAGATTATTATTTGTTAATTTCCATTTTTTACTATTAGTACTAGGAGGTATTGGCGGTATATAAGGATTTGGAGCAATATTACAAGTACTAGTGTCAGACGTTTGTGCAGTAACTGTACTTGGATCATATTGACTTTGTATATCTATAGGTATTATTCTTCCGGAAGGTAATACACTAATACTACCGCTTAATTCTAATGTATCGGCAGGATTAAAATCAATTGGTCCTTGATCTGATGTAAAAGCAAAAGTGCCGTCAAAATTAATAGAAGAAAAAGTAAGTTGTCCTTGCCCAAAAGGTGGAAAGTAAAAACCACCTCCAATAGCACTATAGCCAAACACTTCTACAAACGTATTAGGAATATCTATAGTTTCTCCTGGTTGTAACATTCTCCAAAAATTAAATTTTCCATGAATAAAATTAGCATAATCAAACGCGGGGCCAGGACCAGTAACAACACCACTATCCCATTCAGCGCAATAATTATTGATAGCAGGCGCATTTATTATTATATTTCTGTCTACATATAAAGAGCCAGTACCGGCAGTGCTTGTAGCAAAATTATAAGCATCAGTAAGCCTAATAGTTACATAAAAATCAACAGCCAAAGGCACGGTTATATTTATTAAACTAATAACGCCTGTAACCGGATCTATATCAAAATAAGTTGAAAACCCGGGCGTTATACTAAACACAGACCACTGTAATTGCTGTTTATTAAAAGGAATGTCTAAAGCAACCGTAGGAGCCCCATTTATTCCAGAACAAGATATTATAGGTCCAACTATTAAATCATTAATAGTAAATACTTCTAGTGGACTTTGAAGAGTAGGATAACTTATTACCGGATAAGAGTTATTTAAACTATTAATAGCGGTTAATGTAGTATTACCATTTGTAGTATCTATTATATTAAATGTAAATATATAGCTTTCTTTTGAACTTGCGTTTATAAGAAAAACAAATGGATTTAATATTTTAATAGCAAATTGGTTAACATATATTCCAGAGGTTTCTCTTATTAATTGAAAATCACTACTTCTATTTGGTCCGCCAGGAGATAAATCAACAACGGTCATAGACATACTGTCTACAACTATAGGTAATCCTAAACTATTTACAGGAGAAAAATACCCAGTTATATATGGTGATGTTTGATCTCCGTAATTTAAAGGGGTTCCTAATCCTGTAGGTTCTTGAAATTCGTTGTGGTCAAATATTAAATTATCAAATCCAACAACAATGTCGCTGCCTGTTAACACATCAGCATTTAAATCTGATATTAAACCAGAAGAAGATGTTTCCCAAAATATATCAAGCAAAGAAACAACAGGAGCTGTTTCATATACACTTAAAAAAGGATTCATAGTGTTTATAAGGGCAGGAGGGGCGGCTGCGGGAAGATCACTGGCTATAACGCCTATTTTATTTACCGTAGATATTCTAGCAATAATAGGAGTTGTACTTAATTGATAAAAATTATTAGAAGCTGTTCCATACTTGTTAGTCTCATCGCTTGTTGGTAAAAAACTTAAATCTGACGACGACGCTATAGTAGAAGCTATATCTGCCTTTTTAGCCGGATAATACTGTTTATTACTGGTTATGAGTGTTTCTAATAAGTTTTCAACTCTACCAAATAATTCAACACTACTTCTATATTGTTTTTGATCTGGACCAACCTCTGTCAAATCTCTAGGTATTTTATTTATATTGTCATTTAATAAAACAGTGTGAGCAGTTTTATTTAATTCGTTTGAAGGAAATATAGTAGGATTAGCTGCCGGCGTTGGAAATGTTCCAGGTATAGTTGTAGTCTGAAACTTTGGATAACCATTAAGAAGTCCTGGTAAGTAAACATTATAATACTCTTGTTGTTGTTGTCTTACTACTATTTTATATGAATACCAACCTGGCTGATTTAAATCATAAGCATATTTAATATCAGGAGCTATTCCTGTATATTTATAAATGTTGTTAATAGGGAAATCTGTTACTACTGTATATAACCCGCTACCGTCTGGGCCGCTAAATCCGGTTACCTCAACATAATCTGTATAAAAACCTCTCAAATAAGTTCCTGCAATAGGTAAATTTCCTTGTGCTGGAGGCGCCGCTAAAGTAAAAGTATATATAAAAAAGTCCGGGCCTGTCGGAGGGGTTACTGATTGATTAAAATTTGGATTAGATGTTATTTGAAAACCATTACCCGTTTGTCCATTACTTCCAGAAACAATAGCATATAACCCGGGGGTTCCGGCGCCTTCATTTATAGAAGATACTATAGGAGAATTAATAATCATAGCCAAAGTATTGCCTCTCCACTCTTTAACATTTAAATTAGCGCTTTGAACATAGTATGGAGAATATAATGTTGATCCAACTAAATTAATACCGGCAGATGTTTGCCCAATGTCATTAGAAGATAGTATAACTGTTGATTGTCTACCAAATTTATCAGATAAAACTATACCTGCTTGATAATTTCTATTTTGTTTTAATGTATGATTAGGATATTCTGCCCAACTAGTAAAAGAATCAGTTTTTTTAGTTATTGCTAAATTATAATCTATAGCAGCAGGAGGAGTGCTTTTACTTACAAAATTCCCATATACCACTCTATTTCCAATTATTTCCTGAGCTTTTGCTCTAACTGGAACTTTGTCATATACTCTAACCGTTTGAGATTCAGGTAGTGTTTTATAAGGTTTTTGTGATTTGTAAGTATAAGTATATTGATTTGTGAAAGTTGCTTGTAATTTTATTTCATTAACACTAACAGTTTCTAATACTTTTATAGCAAGTGCATCTGATTCTTTATATAAAATATCTATACTTTTTATTTTATATGAACTTTCTATGTTATTGCCAGTATCAGGTAGTTCTACATGCAACTCTATGTTATTTATAAAGTTTTCCATCCAAGACACTATTGTGCTTCTATACGCCGCATCTTCATCCCCGCTTAAAAAATAACCATTTTGATTTGGTATAAACATTATTTGAGTAAAAGGAGCCATTAAAGAATATTCTTCGTCATCAAATCTATATCTATAACTAAATCTTACATATTTATCTTTTAAATAATTTGGGTCTCCGGGCCAATTTGTTGCATCCGCTTGATCTGTCATTGAAGTTCCATAGAAATGTAAAACAGAACCTAATGGAATTGTAGTTGCTACGGGAACAGAAACTATAACAGTATTTGTTGCTGTAATTAATTGTGTTATTACTGCATAATTACTTAACGTTAACGCTGGAGTAGATAAACTAGTTATTAATTGCATTCCAACTTGCAATAATGCAAAATTTGCAGCAGAAACTGTAAAAGATACAGATTGAGTTGTAGGATTACTAGAAGCACTTGTAGTTGTTACGGGTATATCTAAATAAACATCCATTGGTAATACAGGTGCGTATTTGGCTACAGATATTTGTAACTCGTTTGTATAGTAGCCTTGAGTAGAAAGAGCGGTTGATATGTTTATTTTTCTAGGCTGATTTCTATTGTCAGTAAAAAATAATAAATTTTCTAAAACATTTGCACCTAATATTCTATATTGTGGATTTGTTGCAAAATTTAAAAAAGTTCCGGAAACTAATGTTGTTAAAGAATTAGATGCCGCGTTATAAACAGTAATTCTCATATCTCCTGAAGTAGGGGGTATCAAAGTATTTAAAGTATCAGTATAGTCTGTCCAAAAATAAAATATTCTATTATTTTGATTATCAGCAACTTGGCCTATACAAACTAAATTATTATTTTCAGCAGAAAGCATAAGGTTATTTCCAAGGACAGCCTCTAAAGCTCCAACGTCTTTATCTTCTGCTTTACCTACCGATATATTTAAAGCGTCTCTATACTCACCATTAGGAATAAGTCTATCATCTAGATCTTTATTCATTTTGGATTGTAAAAAACTATTTTTTACTTCTGCCATATTATTTAATGTTTAATCCATTTAGATTTGCCTCTCATTACTTGAGTAATTTCTTCTAATTTAATATTAGATAATCTAATTTTTGTATTTCTTAATTTTGCTGTTTTTTCTCTTTTTAATCTTTGAACTAAATATTCAGGTTGATTTATACGTAAAGAGATAACGGCATGAATAACATAAGCATATAAAGCTTCTTCTGCTAACTTAGGTACTTTTGTATCTAAATCGTAAGCTAATCCATCTGATATATATTCTAATACAATAAGCCTACCTCTTAGATCGCTGCTAAAAGACATTTTACCTTCTCTGTCATTTATTGTAAAATAACCATTAATATTTGCATATTGAGGATCTAATCCATATTGGCGACCATAGGCATAATAGTCCCATTGGTATCCATCCCAATAATTATTTATATTATTTATATTATTAGCCCCATTTTGTAAGCCAAATAAATTAAGAAAATTATCATTAGCCCATCTTTTTTCTGTTAATGAATCTCCTTCAATATTATCAGAAAAATTATCTTGTATAGGTACACCTCTAGTGTCTTGTATTGGATTTTCATATGGATTTATAGTAAGATTATTTGCCGGATAAATAGGGTGCTTAACTCCATAATCATCAATCCATGAAACCTTAACATAATTAACATAATCTTGTGGCAATACAACGCTTAAACTAGGTGGTATATTTAATTCCATAGAATGAATGCTTTTCAATGTATCATAACTAAATTCTTGCATTGCTCGCTTAGCATGGAATATTACATCAGTTCTTTTAACATCCCCAATTAATTTCCCAGCACCCACATATGCAACCATAAAGTTATTAATAACATCGTTTAATGTTAAATAAGCATAACTACCATAGTTTTCTTCAACGGTATTTCCATAAGCATAACTACCGGGTATTAATGGATTTCCATAATTACCACCATCTAATGTTTTAAGCTGTACAACAACATAGTAATTAGCCGGAATAGCCGATGCTAATGTTATAATATTATTAGAAACTCCATAAGATAAAATATATTCATTGAAAGTTCCTGGAAAACCAGTTGAACTTGTGTATAATTTAAAATTATTTAAAGCATAGTCTATATCGTTTGGATCCCACGCATTTAGCCCGCCAAAAATTAAGTCAGTGTTAAAAGTAGTTGTGTATTGTGTTTGTGCTAGTAAAGATATAAAACCTTGAGCTCCTTCGTAGTATTGTCTATTTGTTTCAGTAATTAAACCGTTATTAGGAATTGGCATGGGTTATTAGCTTTTTGAGTTAATGTTTTCGGCTTGTATTTGCTGAGCCGCTACTTGTACAATTTGTGGATCTTTTATAATTATTCCCGAATAAAGTAATATTTTAGTTATAATATTAGTTTGTTCTGTTGGGTGTAATTCAAAATCCTGAGAACCAGTAGGGGTTATTACTGGATCATATTGTGTTGGATTATATACGTATTGATAATTAGGAGGAGAAGTGATAAAGCCCCATCTTGGATTAGCGGGTTTTCTAACATATGTGCAAGTAATTCCAGAAGTTATTGTTGTTGGATATACTTTAATTATTAAGTTTTTATATGTATATACGGGCCAATAATTTGATGGTTTAGTTATTGGCGATAAATTAAGCTCTAATAGCTCATTTGGCTGAACGTATTGGACTTCTTTATCGTCTTTATATATTACTGTTCCTAACTTATAAAAGTCCGTTACAGGAGGCGAATTAAGCGCTCCAGGAACATTAAATCCACCTGTTGTAGGAAGGCAAGCGCCGTCTGTTTGAAAGATTGCAATTTTTTGTTGTAAATTTTTCACGCGATCAGCGTATTCTGTATCATTATCTGGTACACGAATTTGTTGATTTAAATCTTCAAAATATTCATTAAATATTTCAAGTTGAACTTGAGCCGCTGTTCTATTAAATTCATCCGGAGTTAAATAACCTCTTTGCTCTTTATTAATAATTAACAAAACAGTTCTATAAACTGTATTCACATCTACTGCCATTTGCTTACTTTATTATAATATTAAGGCGGTAACCGTAGCTACCGCCTATATATTAATATTACGTATTATTTTAATTTTTTCTCTACAGACTTAAAGACTTCTACGCCTTCATCAGTCTTAAAGAATGCCGCCATTGCGGAGTAAGGATTCTCATCAAATGGGATAGTCATTAACTTTTTATCGTTTGATGCCCAATTAAATGTTCTTTGATCCTGTGATAATGTTATAATGTTTGCTTCAACCGCTCTAATAGCTAAGTTTCTAAGTTGAACATTTTCATCATTTGCTAATTCTATAAATAAAGAAGGATTGTTCCTTGCAAATATAAGCAAGTCTCTTCTAATTTCTTTTGAGCTCATCTCAGATACTTTAGACCCAATCTCAACTCTAAGAATTGCTTCTGCTTGATCAACTTCAATTGCTAATGCTGCATTTAAAGCTTCTACTTGTAATTCTAATTCATCTAATTCATCCCCTGCTATTTCAATAGCGTCAAATTCCATATACAATTTATTACGTAAAGGATGATATAATGATAATAATTTTTGTAAATTTTGTTTTTCTTTAGGAACTTTTAAATCACCATTTTCAAAAGTAATATGTCCAACTGTTGCTTCTCCTTTTTGTTCGTCTATAAAAGGTGAATCTTGATTAGTTGCATATCTAATTTCTCTTTGGGTTTTTGTGTCCTGATCAAAATATAGTAAAGAGTGTTTACTTGTATGCTTACTTGGGATTGTAAGCGTTAAAGGATTCATATCGTTTTTTAAATAATAGATCCTATCTTTAATTTCCCATGCTACTGCGGTTGTATCCGCTTTTTTTGCTATTGCCATAATATAATATAATTTAATAAATTTTTTTTAAAAAAGTAGTATTTACCCCCGTAATTTCAACGAGGGTAAAACTACTATGTAACTAATATTAGATACCTTTGAATAATACAAAGTTATTAGCTCCTTGAGTAACTAAACATCTTTCAGATAAGAAGTTTACTTCCATTGCATCAAGAGTAGATGTTTCAGCTCCACCAGCAGATCCAGTTAACCAAGACTTCATTCTTCTATCGTCAGCTTGAGAAGCTCTATAACGAACGTGTAAGAATGGTCTACGGATGTTAGTTCCTAATTGTTGATCGTAAACTGTAGAAGTTCCAGCAGGAATTAATACCCCTTCAATAGAACTGATACCTACAATACCTCCACGAGTAGAAGCATCATTTAAGTATTTCCAGTCAGTTTTGTAAAAATCATAAGAACCTCTACGGAAACCAGAGAAACCTAAGTTCAATGCCATTTCTTCTGAGTTTTCAAATAACCCGTAAGCAACACCACCATTAGCTCCAGAAGATAATGCAGCAAGCATATCATCAAAGTCTAAAGCGGTTTGTCTTTGTAAGAATAACATGTTTTCTTCAATAGCTCCTTGAGTATCCAAGTTTTTAAGGATTTGATCAAAAGATGTAAGTCCACCAGCAGCGGTAAATCCAACTTCAACATTTCCTCTATCTTGTATAGCAGCAAAAAGTCCTTGTGTACCAGGTAATTGAGAAGCTTGATAAACTCCAGAACCTGTAACAGCATTTAATTCACCTTCTACTAAAGCCATTTCTAAGTAATCCTCAAAACGTAATCTTGTTTCAGACTCAGCTTTTAAGAACCATAAGTATCCAGAAGTTCCGTCTTCTGTAGCAACTTCTACCCACCCAATTTGAGCCATATCAGATCCGCTAATAACGTATTGATTTCTGATAATAACAGGAGAGTTTGAGTACTGAGTAAGAACAGGGTTAACACTATTTCTAGCAGCAGAGTTACCAGAACCAGTTCCAATAGTTGTTCCTTTAGTATAATCAGAACCATAAACAAACACTTTTAATCCGCTAGCAGCGAATCCTTGAGTTGTAAGAGAAGTTCCTTTGTAAAGTTGTACAGAGAAATTACCAGCAGTACCAACACCTACAGTTGAAGCCGTAACAATACCTTTTGCTTCTAATCCATTTACAGGATCTAAAATTACAACAGTATCATTAATAGACACAACGTTAGTAGGGCTTCCAGCCGCATTTAAAGTAATTGTACTAGGGTTTGTTCCTGTACCACCGTTAGCTTGTGTAACTCCGGTATAAGCAATGTGTAATCTATTTTGTTCAGACCAAATAACTTGATCAGAAGACATAGGCATTTCAGCACCTACCATACGTAAGAATCCAGATAAAGTTCTGTTTCCGTAACGCTCTACTTCTGCTTCGTAGATTTCTGGTAAATATTGTTGAGCAAAATCTGCTCCAGTTCCTGTGTTAAACTTCAAATAGTTTGTGTTTAACAATTGTTGAGTTTGAGAAGGTATAATACTTCCAAACTGCGGAGATAATGTAGACATAATCTTTAGGTTTTAATTTTTAAAATTTTTTTGTTTGTATTTTTAATTTTGATGAATCTAAACCACTAACCGATTTTACTTTAAGTCCGTTTACAAATACTTCGCCAGCTTGACGTGGAGCACTAGTGCTTGGATTTTTAGAAGAAGCAACAACCTCTTTAACGGCGTCTGCTCTTCCTTGGTCATAAAAATGGGTAGCAATTTTATCAGCGTTCATCGCGGAATACAAAGCCTTATGGTAACCCGGTGTATCTTTTACATTCCCATCATTGTCTAGAAACCTTCCGACAAAGGACTGTATATTTGATTGAGTTTCCGCTACTTGAGATGGATTTTGCAAATTGTATCTAAATTTCTTTTCACCTAAGTTAAATTCAAAACCTTTGAATTCATTATTGAAAAGATTAGAAGTTTGCTTTTTAAACGCCTCTTGTTGTTGAGCCACTTTGTTTTGCTCTTTATTGTGTCGATTAAAAAAATCTAATGCTTTTTGGTATTCATTATTTACTGTAGGGCGGGATTTTATTTCCGCATAATATTTTTGTTTGGTTTCCTCTAAAAAACTTTTTGCTTTTGAAACCTCTTCTTTAAAAGCTAATTTTTTTAATCTAATATCTCTTTCATCATCTAGATCCTCATCGTAATAAAACTTGTCTTCTAATAAGAAATCAATTTCTTCACTATCTAAATGAGGTTTTGTATTTTTATAATATTCTTTTAATAAAGCATTATTATTAATGTTTGAATAATCGGCATTTAATCTTACATAATCCTCTACGGTGCCGCCCGTCTCTTCCATAAATGTAACAAGCTTTTCAATGTTTTCTGGCAATACTTTACCGGAATTTGTTTGCTCATTTACATAATGTTCTAATTCCTTAGCAACCTCTTTAACTTCTTCGCCTATTTCTTGTTCAAAGATTTCTTGAATAACATTTTCAGCGGCCCCTTCGTTTCCTTGCTCCACTTTTGGCAATTCCACTGCGGGCTGTTCTGCGCGTAACACGCTTTCATTTGCGCTTTGTTCTTGAACGGCATCTTCTACTTCTTTAGGTATTACTACTTTAATTGGTTCGTCTTGCTTTACAGAAAAATTTACTTTAATTGGTTCATCTGTTTTTCCAAGTTTTTTCATTGCAGGCTTTCTACCTTTAACTTTAAACTCGCCTTCTACTTTTTCATTTTGTGACATAATATAATAATATAAAATTGGTTAAGTTGTTGTTTACATGCCTAGTTCTGATAAGCCTTCAAACATTGTATTTGATTCAAAATCTTTTGGCAATGAATTATTTTTTCTTTGATCTATTAATTCTGACTGTTGTGAGGCTTGTATTTTGGTTCTTTCGTCTTTTCTATTTTCTTGTTCCTGAAATTTATTTAAATCGGACTGAGCTTTTAATTGTGCTAATTGCATGTCATATTGGAAAGCTTCAGCTAATAATTGTCTTTTAATTTCTGCTTCTGTTTGCATTCTTTGCAATTCAAATTGAGATTTTGCTTGTTCCAGATTAACCATAGTTTCTGTTAAAGCTTGTTGTTTTTGAACTTCAAACATAGCTGATTTTTCAGCACTTTCAGAATTAGCCTGAGCTTGCGCTTGTATGTTAGCTAATTGTTGTTGTTGTATCTTTTCTTGCTTACGCGTTCTTTTTAATTTTAATAACTCGTTTGCAAGTTTTAAATTTTTAATTTGTCTAATATCAATAGCGTCTTCTAAATCTATGCCGCCATTTTGTAAAGATACTTGTATGTTTTGTTCTAATTGTGCTTTTTCTTCTTCATCCGGTTCAACTTCTAAATAAATACCAAAGTCATATAGATTTAAATTACTAATTTCTTTAAGGGTTTCAACGTTATAAGTAGAAATACTATTTTTTAATGCGTTCTCAGTTAATGGAAAATTTAAACAATCCACAATTCTAAGCGAAATATTTTCACAAGTTTTAACCGTCAAATATAAACTAGCATCTTTAATGTGTCTTGTAGCTACATTAGATGCATTAGCCGCTATCTTTTGTAATCCTACTAAAGCATTTGAATCCGGTTTGCTTCCGTCAACAGCCTCGTTAAGCCCGGTAACATCACGTATCATTTGTAAATAATACTGATACGTTTGAATTAAACTTTGTATTTTACCTTGGCCACTTGAGGTAGCCAGTTCTTGAATAGGCACTTTAGCTCTGTTCATTTCACCGTCTTGGTTTAATGATCTACCAACAATACTACCTGTTTGGAAATACATATTTAAGGCTTCCGCGGCATTGTAATTTGTGCCATTACCTAAATCAACTTCAGCCAATCCATCAACGTCTAAGAATACCCCATCAGGAACCACTCTTGATAATACTTGTTGTAGTTTTAAATGCGTTAATTGAATCATATCCGCAAAAGAAATACATTTGCTTACAATAGAGTCAATTCTTCCTTTATACATTCTAGGAGCAACTATATTATAATTCATTTGTACTCTTGTGGTATCCGCTATAGGGCGTGTCATATCATTTGATAATTTCCACTCTAACATCATATCAGTACCAACAATTTTTGCGCCTGTATATAATACTTCTATTGTTCTAGATACTTTTTCAAAGTTATCATTTTTAGGAGGATTAAAAGAACTATCTTTTTGTATGGCTTTTTCTAATCCGTTTTCACCCTGTTTAATTTTAAATACTTGATCCATATAAGTTTTATATTCAAAATATAACACTTGAACCGTATTCGTATCATAATTACCCCACCCCTGAATATATTGTCTGTTACCAGGCATTTGTTGAATTCTGTATAATTCATCTTCAGAAATATCTGGAAATTGTTTTTTTAATTCCGGTATTGTAATTGCCTTTACTTCACCAACATAATAAATGTCTTCAAAGTTAGGGTCTTCAGTATAT